AAGTCAGTTGAGGTTCTAGAGTCTGACCCTTTAGGGTAGATCGGAACTCCCTCACCTATCTCGCAGCTAGGCTTAGTTACGAGTATGGAGTTCCGTTTCAAACTATTGTCGAACTTCCGGCGATAGCGTTCAAGGCACATCTAGAAGTCCTTAAGGACATAGCGAAGGAGCGTAAGGATGCCAGTACAGCTTCAGGGCGCCGTCGCACTTCGTAAGGCTCTACGCAAGTTTGAACCAGACTTGGCTAAAGAGACAACTAAAGAGATTGCCAACTTTCTTAAGCCGGTAACTAAGAACGCTCGTGGATTCCTACCTTCTAACAGCGAAGTACCATCAGGCTGGCTTAAGCGTGAGAACGCTAAAGGTCGCTGGGCTAATCGTTATTATGACAGAAGCCAAGTAAGTCGAGGCATTAGTTATAAGAGCAGCCCAAGCAAGGCAAACCGTCGAGGCTTCAGGGCGTTAGCGTCTATCTTTAATAAGTCTGCGGCAGGTGCTATCTATGAAACAGCAGGTCGCAAGTCTGGAGTTACTGGAAAGTTCACTCCTAAGCTCGGCGGTCAGCTAGTTGGTCAAGGTCAGAAAATGACAGGTAGAGCAATCTTTAGAGCATTTGAAGAAGATCGTGGCAAGGCAACTGCAGGAGTGCTCAAAGCTATTGAAACCTCAGCAGCTAAGTTCAACGCAAGGAGAGCAGTCTAGTGGCAGATTTAAGAGTTGATATTGCGTCGGAGTTCACCGGCAAACCAGCCTTCGTTAAAGCACAGAAAGCCACTAGCTCACTCGACAAAGCAGTTGGCAAACTAGGCAAGCAGATTGCCTCAGTATTTGCATTTACTAAGGTAGTTCAATTTAGCAAGGCATCAGTTAAGGCATTTGCCGAGGATGAGGCTGCCGCCAATCGTCTATCCGTAGCAGTTAAGAATTTAGGTCTAGCCTTCGCACAACCTCAGATTGATACCTACATTGCTAAGTTAGAGTCAAGCAGCGCAGTCCTCGATGACCAGTTGCGCCCAGCCTTCCAAGCATTACTTACAACAACAGGTTCACTTACTAAGTCTCAAGAACTCTTGACGATGGCAATCGAAGCCTCAAGAGCAAGCGGTATTGATCTCACAACCGTATCGCAGGATTTGGCTAACGCTTACAACGGCAACACTAGAGGATTAAGAAAATACAACCTCGGGCTAACCAAGGCACAGCTTACAACCGTCTCATTCACAGAAGTCCAGCAACGCTTCAATAAGCAGTTCTCGGGAGCAAACGCAACCTTCCTCGATACGTATGCAGGAAAATTGCAGGTTCTTACTGTTGCCTCAGAGAACGCTAAAGAGACAATCGGTAAGGGCTTAGTCGATGCTCTAGCCCTAGCAGGTGGCAAAGATGGCGATGTGCAAGATGTTGCTGATGCTATGTCTGATTTATCTAATTACACCGCCGACGCTGTTCGAGGCGTTGGAGTATTGGCTGGCAAATTAACTGATTTAGACAAAAAGTCCACCGGTGGCATTTTAAGCAAGTTGGTATCTGCTAACTTTAGATACAGCTTACTTGGTCAATTGGCCGCTTTAGGCGATGAGTCACAATCTCGCCCAAGAGCAGGCCGTCGCTTTATGGGTGGCGCACAGGCTAACCTTTACTCATCATCAGAGGCAGCAGAAAAGAAGCGCCAAGCCCAGCAAAAGAAATTAATTGATGCTCAAATCAAGGCAACCAAGGCACTTACAGCCGAGCAGAAAAAACAGGCAGCACTTAAGAAGGCTGGCACAGTCTTTGACTTGGATCAGATTGGAATCATTGCCGCACTTCAAGGTAAAATTTCAAAAGATGAGGAAACTCGTCTAAAGGCTCAGTTAGCAATCCTCAACGGAAATGAAACAGTAGCCACTTCGCTAACCAAGCAGATTCTGATGTCACAGGATGCAACAGGCAATCTTTATAAGCTCTGGCAAACCATTCCAGATGCTAAGAATCCCTTTGCTTACCTTGAGGGTTATCTTGATATGCTGGCAAAGAAGTTTCAGTCAATTACTAGCATTACTCCGTCAGTAGGCTCAGCAACGGTATCTATACCTTCACCTGCAACCAACACAGTCTCAACTTACACCGGCACACCATTTGGTCAAGCAGGTTCATTCGTGGACACAATGGGAACACCTTTTGGACAAGCTGGCGGTAATGGCTCAGGCTATATTGGCACTCCATTCGGACAAGCTCCTATTGTTGTACAAATTGACGGCAAGGCAGTAGCCTCATCGCTTCAGGATACTTCGCTCTCAGGTATTGGCTCGTCAGTAAATAGATCACGCGGCGGTTGGAATCTTTAATGGGATTACCTGCCGAGATATCCGTATCCTTTGACTTTAGTTCCGGTGCGACTTTCGGCTACCCATTTACTATCGGTGACGCTAAATACGGAGTTCTAGGTACTGGCACACTCGGCTCATCTACAGTTCCAGTCCCTATTGTTGATCTGACTCCCAACGTTCGCAATATCACCATCAACCGAGGCAGAGACATTCAGGCTGACCAGTACATTGCTGGCACAGCCGTTGTACGCATTACAGACCCAGACTCTTACTTTAACCCTCAGAACACAGCCAGCCCTTATTATGGGTATTTAGTGCCTCTGCGCAAGGTTCGTATTGCAGCCACTACAGCAACAACTCAAGAGTTCTTATTCTCAGGCTATACAACTGAGTATCGCTATACCTATGACCAAGCCGAACAAATGGGTTATGTGGACATCTATGTAGCTGATGCCTTTAGACTTTACAACCTAGCGCAGGTTACAACCGTTGCAGATTCAGGTGCAGGACAATCAACCGGCACACGCATAGGCAAGATTCTTGATCAGGTTGGATTCCCTGCCAATATGCGCACAATTGCTACTGGTCAATCTAACTGCATCGCTGACCCAGCAACCTTACGCACAAGCCTTGCAGCCATTAAGAACGCAGAGTTCTCAGAGCAGGGCGCATTCTTTATCAATGGCTCAGGCACAGCCGTATTTAAGGATAGAAATACAGTCGCCTCATCTATTGCTGGCACTCCTATCGAGTTTAACCAGACCGGCGGTATCCCTTACCGTAACCTAGTATTTGCCTTCGATGACAAGCTCATCATCAATCAGGCGCAAATGACCCGATACGGCGGCACAGCCCAGTTCGCACAGAACGCAGACAGCATTGCCCGATACTTCCCTCACCAGTACAGCGCTCAGGACTTGGTTATCGATACCGATGCCAATGCCCTTAATATCGCTGCAACTTATGTAGCCACTAGAGCTGAGACAACTATCCGCATTGACCAGATGCTTGTTGATCTACTAGACCCAGCAGTACCAACTGACACAATGATTGGGCTCGACTACTTCGACAATGTGCGCATTTCTAATAATCAGCCTGATGGCAGCACAATCGTCAAGACATTGCAGGTACAGGGTTTATCGTGGAATATCAGCCCTAATTCAATGCAGGTAACAGTTACAACACTTGAGCCCATCGTCGATGGATTCATCATAGGAAGCACAGAACGCGGTATAATTGGCGTGAGTGCAATGACTTACTAGGAGATATAAATGGCAACAGGCTTCCCAGCAGCAACAGGAGATATCCTAACTGCGTCTATGTTCAACGGGCTAGTAGCCTTTACAGTCGATGCAGATCAGACAGCAGACTACACAGCAGTCCTCGATGACGCATATCAGACCCTAGTACCTATGAACAAGGCAACAGCCGTAGCGTTCAAGATTCCTACCAATGCCTCTGTAGCCTTCCCAGTAGGCACAGCAATCACAGTCCTCAACAAAGGTGCTGGAGCAGTCACAATCTCAGCAGTCACTTCAGGCACAACTACAGTTCTTTCAGCAGGTGCAGTTGCAGCTTCTCCTACCTTGGCTCAGTACAAGACAGCCGTCTGCATTAAGACAGCAACAGACACTTGGTATGTAGTTGGTGGCATCGCTTAATGATTGGCGCAATCGTAGCCGGTACGCTCTCAGCGCCTACCGCGCCTGTCACTAACAGTTATGAGTCTATTGCGACCGTAACCGTGGGTTCAGGCGGTTCAAGTTCGGTATCGTTCTCATCAATTCCAAGCACATTTAAGCACCTTCAGATTAGGGCTATCGCTCGCGCTTCCGGTCCATATACTTATGATCAGACCAATATGACATTCAATTCTGATAATGGCTCAAATTATTCATGGCATCAGGTCAATGGTAACGGCTCAGGCACAACCTCAAACGGCGGTTCATCTACAACCTTTATGAGAATTGCAGACGAAACAGCGGCAAACAATAACGCAAACTGCTTTGGCGGCATGGTTATTGACATTTTAGATTATGCTGACACTAACAAGAATAAAACAGCTCGCAGCCTTTGGGGTTATGAGGACAATTCTACGGGAACAGTAGGACTTCGTTCAGGCAACTGGCGCTCAACTTCAGCCGTTTCCTCAATCACTTTAGTCTGTTCTAATGACTGGCTTCAATATTCAACATTCGCACTATACGGGATTAAGGGGTAATCATGGCAGCCGGTTCAACATACACCCCAATAGCGACTACAACGCTGGGAAGTTCTAGTGCAACAGTAACCTTCTCCAGCATTAGCGGCAGTTATACAGACTTGATTTTAGTTGCAACTACTAAATCGACTACTGGAAATAACACAAGAATCATTTTTAATAATGACTCATCAAGTCTTTATTCAAACACTTCTTTAGGCGGTACAGGATCATCAGCGGTATCACGCAGAGATAGTGGCGTGACATATATTCGCCTTGACTGGGATAGTTACAACCAAACTACTGAATTTAATGTGCATACAACTCATATACAAAACTATTCAAACACCACCACATATAAAACTGCGCTTACTCGCTCAGGCTCAGGGCCAACTGGCATCGATGCTTTAGTTGGGCTATATCGCTCTACTTCTGCAATCACTCGCATCGATGTGACAGCTTCGACCGGCTCTTTCGATACCGGCTCAACCTTTACCCTCTACGGAATTCAGGCGGCATAATGGCAAATACATTTGAGTTAATTGCGACCACCGGAGCGCCAAGTGCAAGCGTCGCCAGCCTATCCTTTAGCTCTATTCCATCAACCTATACTGATCTTGCTTTAATTCTAAGCATTAGAAGCACCTCAACAAACAATTATGGAAGTGTTTTATTTAATAGCAGCACAACCGGATACACTCGAAAGATTCTTTACGGCAACGGTTCAAGCGCGTTTTCAACAAGCCCAACAGGTTATGAGTCTTTGAGTATTAACCCAAGTGACGCAACTTCTTTAGTGTTTGCAAACTATCAAATGTATATTCCAAACTATGCAGGAAGCAATTACAAATCATTCAATGTTGATGCAGTTGGAGAAAACAACGGCACAACAGCCCAAGCCATTTTCCATTCGGGAACTTGGGCTAACTCATCAGCCATCACTTCGCTAACTATTACCTCAGGAGTTGGCGATATTGCACAATACTCAACCGCCTATCTATATGGAGTCAAAAATGCCTAATCCAACAAGAATCGAAATCAACTGCGAGACAGGCGTGGAGTCAATCATTGAACTCACCGATGCTGAGGTTGCAGAGCTAGAAGCTAAAGCTGCTATTGCAGAACAGCAGAAGGCAGAAGCAGAAGCAAAGGCTGAGGCAGATGCACAGGCTAAGGCTGCTCTACTTGAGCGCCTAGGGATCACAGCAGACGAAGCGAAGCTCCTACTGGCATGACTCCCAAGTTATGCAAATCAGGTCGGCAATTAAGGGAGCAGATAGATGATTGTTTCCCTGACCGAGACAGAAGTTCCGATGGCTGGCTTGGCGATGCACGCCACGCAGCGCGCCCTTCTGATCACAATCCTGATGAGCAAAATATCGTCTGGGCAATTGATACCGACAGGGATTTGGCTGGAAAGAAAAAGCCCGACTTCGCCTCTGACCTTGCGGATCAGCTTCGACTCTATGCAAAGGCTCATGGCAGAATCTCGTATCTCATTTACAACGGCAAGATTGCATCAAGCAAAAGGAATTGGCGCTGGAGAACTTATACTGGGATTAACAGCCACCGGACTCATATCCATATCAGCTTTACTAAGAAAGATGACTCGAGCGCTTTCTTTGATATTCCGTTACTAGGGGGAAAATAATGAACATGAAGCACCCAGCAGTTATCTCATTTGGCGCGTTTCTAGCAGTATGGGGTACAACCTCAAACTTTGCTTTGGACTATCGCTCTATCCTCGGCTCAATCGTAGCTGGGGTATTCGGATATGCGAGCCCTAAGAAATGACACAACAGGATTTCTTTACCCTTTACATTGCAAGCATCACCATACTGGGTGGCTTGGCTGGCTATGTCATTACTCATTTACTCTCTGAAATTAAGAGACTGAATTCGCGTGTCGATGAGATTTACAACATACTCCTAGATAGATAATAAAGTCATGGCTAAGAAAAAGGTCATAGACCTAGACACTTACAATGCTTTAGATCAATGGGCTATATCTCTCAATGAGATGTACAAGGCTTTGCGTAGAAGCGGCTTTGCTGTTGATTTATGTCTAGCCATCATTACAGACCGAGATGCTTACCCTGATTGGATTCTGCCTAACCTGCCCAATCGCATCGACAATCTACCCTACGAGGATGACGACGAGGACTAAATGAAGCGAATCGTAATTCTGAGTGACCTGCAAGTTCCTTTCGAGGATGTGCATCTAACTCAGAACATAGCAAGATTCCTACAGAAGTTTAAGCCAGACCAGACAGTTACAATAGGTGACGAGATTGACTTTCAGACTATAAGCAAATGGTCAGAAGGCACACCTCAAGCCTACGAGCAGAGCCTCGGCGATGACCGAGACCGTTGCGTTGATCTCTTGTGGGAACTAGGTGTCACAGACTGCATCAGGTCTAACCATACAGACCGGCTCTATAACATCATTGTCACAAAGATCGCAGTTAGTCCACCCGAAGCTCGATTGGAAGCTGTATGTATGTTTCATGCTTTACCTGCTGAATTGACCGTATGGCAATCCTCGCAGACCCATTCATTCAATAGATAACGTGCTTTCATCTGGGCTCTTGTTGGGAACTTATTACATAACTGGCATATAAGCTTGTAGCCCAATTCCTCAAGCAACTCAGCATTAGCCCGAAGGTTAGCTCGTTGTTCCTCGTTAGGGAATTGTTCCCATTCGCCATCTTGGTTTAAGAACTGTATATATCCCATTACTTCACCGCCTGAGGCTTCCAGCCACCGGTCTCTTTATCAATCTCATACCAGATTGGCTCGCATGGATCGTTCATTGGGTGACCAGCAACAGGACAACGCCAGTGACCCCACTGACCGCCATTCTTTTTAGTCCCGGTTTTCCAGATGCGATTCCCATGGATACAACTCTCGTCCACTGGGGTGCCACCAAGGACAGCCTTGACCGTCTCGACAGCTTGCTCCATGGTTGTCACCGGTGCAGCACTTGAAATCTCCCACGGGTCACTCGCTTTCTCTACTGGAACATACTCGCTTGAGGTCTGAGCCATCTTAGCCTTTACTTCATCAATGTTAGCCTTTACCTTAGACTGCGCAGCAACCTTGGTCATCTCCTCACGAGATGCACGCTTGCCTTTAGTAGCATAACCTGCATTTGCGAGTGCGCGACCAATCGCACTTGTCTCACAATTCTCAAGGGCAGACGTAGCATTAACTCCACGACCTTGTACCGTCTCCTCAGCAAGGCCAGTTGTCCACGGCCTAGCGTCAGCTTCAGTTCGATAGATACTAGCTTCAACGATAAATCGAGCAGAAGTATGCTCAAGAACCTTTGTGTGAATCTGACCATCTGGGTGATCCTTCCAAAACTTAACTAGGCGTTCCTCAACTGTCTCGTAATCATCTAGATTAAACATATAAGTCGTTCTCCTGAACTCTTAGTTGTCCTGATATAGCAAAGTAGGCGCTTCCGTCGATGTAATTATCGACTTTCGAGCTTTCCATACTTCTTGCGACTTTGACCAACGCCAAACACATTGCCACTTGGTAATCCGTAACCGGCATTTCGAGGTATGCAGACCAAAGTGATGCAGTTCTGGACATATTGTCTGTCGGGTGACCGTAGTCCAAGCCACGATCTTGGATTGTTGCTCTTGCTTCGTTGAGAAAGTCACCGGCATTCATCGCTTTGCCTGAAACTGCTCGATACGACCTTCAACCTTGCCATCTGAAACCCCAAGGTAATAGCCAGCCATGAATGGAATGACAACTGCTAGGAATGTAAGTAAGTAGATGTTCATTATCTCCAGCTCTCTGTTGCGTAAGTAGATGTGATTACCCATTGATCTAGGGCGTTGTCGTAGAGGACCGAGTAATCCTCATTCAATTCCTTAAGAATTGCTTTAGCTGCCATCAAATCTACATAGCGCTCAAAGAAGTAAATGACTCTGTGATGAAATGCCACAGAGCCGTCAAAGCGGCCTTCCTGCTTTAGCCAATCCTTTGCCTGCCAGAGCATTGAAGTCTCTGTCAAACGCTCAAAATCTTGCTCTAATTCACTTACTGTAATTGTCATGCTGAGCCCTTTCTGTTGTTGTTAGGGCTAGATTACATGAGGTGGAACCGGCAGCCACCCATTTTAGATAACGAAATGATAACGATTTGAGATGGATCCTCATCCTCAAAATAGGGGATGGCGATGCTAGCGGACTCTGCCATAGACCTTGCCCTGCACAATGAAAGTGCCATTCTTCTCGATGTTAATGATATCCACCTGTACCGAGCTGCCGTGTACATACATAATGGCGAAGGCTTGCTGCCAATTTCCTGAGCCTGTTGACCCTAGGTACTTAGCCTGCTTGTAATCCATGAGGTTGCCGACCTCTACGCCATGCAGGACACGGCCTATACGGCCCCCAGAAGCCTCTGTAAAGGCGCTTCGCCCTGCTCTGTGAGTATGACCTGAGATTACGTTCTTGCCATGCCTACGGGCCGCCTCAAGGGCCGACAGGCCCCCTTGCTGCTTGATAGGGGTATGGTCCCCGTGAACGGCAATCCAGTTAGGAGCTATGTTCATGGGATTCTTGTGAAAGGTAATGCCTAACTCATCGAACTTCATGAACTTCTCAAAGCGCAGCTCAGGCAAGGATAGGAATGAGGGAATCTTTTTCATGATGATGTTATAGAGCCGGTCTGTGTGGTTAGATCTTATGCAGTCTGTAACGCCTAGCTCCCAAAGGAGATCAACGCAACGGTCTCGGTCATCGCCGAGGCTCTGCTCGTAGGCTTGAGGTGTGCCTTCTGACCACTTGCTTATAGTCTGGAAGTCAATCTCGTCACCGATTGTAACTGTCTGGTCTGGCTTAAACTT